CCCTGCCTGATACTGGCGAGATCCTGATCCGCATGGTGCGCCGCCCATTTGGCCGGAGCAGGATCCCACTCTCGCTGGAGCTGATCGAAGCGGACCAGCTGGATGAGGATTACAGCGGCATCAGCGAGCGTCCCGGCCACCAATGGCGACTTGGCGTCGAGAGTGACGAGTGGGGGCGGCCGACGCGATACGCAATCCTCAGAAGGCATCCCGGCGATGCTGAATTGCGAACTCGCGCCTCAACGGAGAAGCATGAGTTCATTGATGCACGCGACATCATTCATTTCTTTGTTCCCGAGCGCGTTGGCCAGTCGCGGGGAATGCCGGGGCTGACGGCGGTTGCGACGACCGCGCATTCGCTGGGTAAGTATGAGGAGGCCCACTGGACCCGCAAGCGTGTACAGGCCGCAGCCCTAGGATGGATTACAACGCCGGAAGGAGAACTGCCCGGCGATGAAACCGTCAACGGGCAGCGCCTGTTTGACACCGAGCCTGGAACCTACAACGTGCTCGATCCAGGCCAGACTGTTGTTCCACCTGACTTCGGCCCAGACGACGGCCAATACGATAACGTCGTCAGGAATCTGCTGCGGCGATTTGCGGCGGGATTCGGCTGCTCGTATGAGACGCTGAGTCGCGACTTTTCGCAGACGAACTACAGCAGTAGTCGGCTGTCCATCCTGGAGGATCGCGATCACTGGCGGTTGCTGCAGTCGCTGCTGGTTCAGCAGTTGCATCAACGTGTCTACGAGGCGTGGTTTGAGGCTGCTGTTCTGAGCGGCGTGCTGCCGCCGCAGACGTTTGGAGACTTCTGGGTCAACCCCGATCGCTACCTGACTCCTCGCTGGCAGGCCAGAACCTGGGCCTGGGTTGACCCAGGCAAGGAGCTTGACGCAATCAAGACGGCGCGCGAACTGCAGCTGGATACCGAGGAAAATCAGATCCAAGATTATTCGGGTGAGCAGTTTGACGAGGTGATAGCTCAGATTAGAAAGGAGCAGGATAAGCGCAAGACTCTTGGCCTTCAATCCTCACTAGCCTCTGATATAGCAACGCCTTGAGTTATGCCTGCCCGTCGCGCTCGCGCAAAGGCGGTCCAGCCTCAAACGCGAGCCGAGTATGTCGGCCAACGTTTTGAGCGCGAAGCCGTTATTCAGATCCAATCTCGCGAGGAAAACAGCGAGTCATTCCGATTTTCGTTTAGCTCTGAGCAGCCGGTCAAGCGCTGGTTTGGCGCTGAGGTGCTTAGCCATGATGCTGACGCCGCTGACTTCTCGCGACTGAACAACGGTGCCGGGCCGTATCTATGGAATCACAATCGAGAGGTAGTCCTGGGCCGTGTTGATCGCGCCTGGATTGACGAAGACCGCCGTGGCTATTGCGAGGTGACATGGAGCCCTGCTACGAAAATCCGTGGCAGCGAGGAGGCAAAGCGCCGCCTTGAGATTGAGTCCGGCATTGTGCGGAACGTCAGCTTCGCCTACGACATTCAGGATGCGGTTGAGCTTGACGGCAGCATCATCGTCACCGAATGGCAGGTCGTTGAAGTCAGCTCTGTGTCAATCCCGGCAGATCCGACTGTGGGACTTGACCGATCTGACGACCCTAGTATTCAAGAAGAATCCGTCAATAATGCCGGATCGCCCGCTACCTGTTCCAACGAGATGACCACCGAGACTCCCCCCGTGGACCTGGAGGTGGTGCGATCCGAGGCTGCGAAAGCCGAGCGTGATCGCGCCGCCGCCATCCGCGCCATGACCGAACGATTCAACCTCTCCGATCTGGGCGAGGAGCTGATCCGCGGCGGCAAGTCCGTCGCCGAGGCCCAAGCCGCCGTGCTGGAGCGCGTTGGCACTCGCAAGCCCGAGCCTGTCACCGAGGCCAGCGGTGACATTGGCATGAACGAGCGGGAAGTTCGCGAGTTCCGCTTCCTGCGAGTCCTGAACTACCTGGCCAACCCCAACGATCGCGCGGCTCGCGAAGCGGCTGCCTACGAGATCGAGGTTTCCAACGCCGCGCAGAAGCGCTACGGCAAGACGACAAACGGCATCACCGTGCCGAATGACGTTCTGCGCCGCGATCTGACCGTTGGCACCCCCTCTGCTGGTGGCAACCTCGTCGGCACGAATCTGCTATCCGGCTCGTTTATCGAGCTGTTCCGCAATCGCCTTGCCCTGGCCAGTGCCGGCGTTACCGTCCTGAATGGCCTGACCGACAATATCGCCATCCCGCGGCAAACCTCTGATCGGGGAAGGTGGCGCTCCCACCGAATCGCAGCAGGCGGTTGATCAGGTGAACATGAGCCCCAAGGGGCTCGCTGCGTTCACCGATTACTCCCGTCGCCTGCTGCTTCAGTCCAGCATTGACGTGGAGAACATGATCCGCAATGACTTTGCGCGGATCATGGCGCTTGAGGCCGATCGAGCTGGCCTGTACGGCACTGGCGGCGCCAATCAACCCCTGGGGCTTCTGAATACCACCGGCATTGGTACTCAAACCATCACCGGCACCGGAACCTTTGCCGAGTACATCGGCATGGAAACTGATATTGGCGTCGACAATGCCGATGCTGGCGCTCTGCGCTACATCGTCAATGCAGCCACGCGCGGCGGCCTGAAGTCTACAGAGAAAGCCACCGGCACCGCTCAGTTTGTCTACGAGCGGATGAATGGGCAGGACGAGATCAATGGCTATCCGGTGATCACGTCCAACCAGCTGCAATCGAATGATTGCGTGTTTGGCGACTTCTCCCAGATGGTGATGGGCTTCTGGTCCGGCCTGGACCTGATGGTTGATCCCTACGCGGGCGCAACCGCTGGCAATGTCCGCATCATCGCGATGCAAGACATGGACATCGCCGTTCGCCAGCCGACTGCCTTCTGCTACGGGACTTGATCATGCCACTCGTTGAAGCCCTGAGGCCCTTCATGGTTTCCGGCGAGCGAGTCGAGATCGGCGCTGTCGTCGATCTCGGCCAGCACGCCGCAAACATGATGATCGCCGCCAACAAGGCCCGCCCGTTTGTGGCTCAACCGGAACCGGAGCCGAAAGATGAACCCGCGCCTGCTCGGCGCAAGTCCGCCGCCACTAATGAATAATCATGGCTCTTTCTCCTCGCAACCTTGAGAAGCTGGTTTTCTTCCCGCTTCATCCCGCCGCCTCCGAAACATCTACCTTCACTGGCGCCACTACCAACATCGCCGACCTTCAGCAGCTGGATGGTGACGTTGTTATCACGCTCGACGCCGGGGCCGCCGCCGCCTCCGGCACTATGACCGGCGTGATTCAGGATTCCGCGGATGGCTCCAGCGATTGGCAGACCGTCACTGGTGGAACCTTCACTGCGGTTGCCCAGGCGGCCAGCTTCCAACAGCTGGTGCTGCCGAAGGATAGCCTGCGTCGCTACATCCGCTTTGTTGGCACCATCGCCAACTCGGGTACTACGGTGTACTCCGTGCAGGGTATCGGCGTGCGGAAGTACGGCTGATGGACTTGCAGCAGATTGACGATGATCTGCTGCTGGCAGACTTCGGCGTCAGTGTCACAGCTGGCGCCACGTCTGGCCTTGGAGTGCTCGATCAAAATAGCGAGCTGATCCTGCAGGGGCAGGTGGTGATGGTTGACAATGCCCTTACCTGTCGCACGGATCAATTTGGCTCATTGCGATATGGAGACGGTGTGTTCATTGGCGATCTTTCATACAGGGTCGTGCATGAACCACTGAGATTTGCTGATGGCGTCTTTTGCGTCATACCCCTTGAGCGCGCGTCGCGTTCATACATTGTCTTCCTTGAGGGCGTCTTTGTGGACGATGTATTCGCATGACACTGGATCTCGTCCGCCGCTCAACTAAAGGCGCTCCCCTGACTGCCATTGATCACGATGGCAACCTCGACAAGATCGAGCAGGCGATTGAGGGGATCGAGCTGACACCGGGGCCCGCCGGTCCCGTCGGCCCCCAAGGACCGCAAGGGCCACAAGGCCCCACCGGCGCAACCGGCGCAACGGGCCCGCAGGGCCCCCAAGGCCCCGCCGGCAGCGACGCCACGGCAACGCCCCTCAGCAACGCGACGCCCCAGTCGCCCGGCACCGCAGCAGCCGGCACGTCGAGCAGCGCAGCGCGAGAGGATCACGTTCACTCGTTGCCGGCAGTGGCGACCACCACCACCGCCGGCCTGATGCCGGCCAGCAGTTTCGCCGCGATCACCTACGCGGCAGACGTTGAGCTGGACATGGCCACATTGGACGGCCAAGTGCGGACGATCAGCCTCACCGGCAACCTGAGCCTCACCAGCGCCAATCGGGCGGCGGGTCGATCGGTAACGTTGCGAATCATTGCCGATGGCACACAACGAACGCTGACATTTTCGTCAGGTTGGGTTTTCATTGGCTCAAAACCTGCCAACATTGCAGCATCAAAAACTGGCGTGTTGTCGCTCACATTTTTCGGCACCGACAGCACTGATGCCGTTGCTGCTTGGGGGGTGCAGGCATGATGATCCGCGTCATTGATGGCCACACGAACTGGCCCTATTCACTGAGCCAGCTTCGGGCAGACGAGCCAGCGCGGTCATTCTCGGTAGCCCCGGGTGATGCCGAGCTGGCTGAGTACGGAGTGTTCCGCGTGCAGCCGCAGCCGCAGCCGGAATACGACCCGGCGACACATCGGGTAACTGAGGTGGTGCCGGCCCTAGTGGATGGCAGCTGGCAGCAGCAATGGGAGCTGGTGCCGCTGACACCCGAGGAAGCTGAAGCCCATTACCGAGCCACGCATCCGCCGCAGTGGATCGCGTTTGGCAATGCCGTCTCGGCACTGGCTGAGATCAACACGATGCTTGCGGCTGCCCTGCAGTCGGTGCCGGCGCTGGCCATGGCCCTGAGTGTCGGCCTGGGGAAGGCTGCCGATGGCGATTCGCGGGTGTTTCTGGCGGCCTGGCAAGCCGGCCGGGCTGGTGGGCTCATCCCTGTCGCGCTGGTGGCACAGATCCAGCAGCTGGCAACCCAGCACGACCTGCCGCCGGAGTTCATCACTGGCCTGGGCGATCAGCCGTGGCAGTGGCCGCCAAACCCGGAACGCGGCGACGAGTGGACGGCGCCCGATGGCAGCCGCTGGCGGTTCGATCAGCCCCGCGATGCACAGGGCCAGTACCTGCCCGATGACCC